ACCCCGCCCGCCCTCGCGCGCCTGCTCGCCGTCGCGCCCGTCGTCGCGGCAGTCTGCTACGTCGTCGTGCGCCTGGCGCGCATCGCCTCCGACCTCGGACGCTAAGATGGGAACATTCTCACTCAAGATCGCGGGGGTCGCCGTCGGCCTCACCGTCGACGACTCGGGATGCACGTCCGACAGAGTGCTCGGCGACGCCGTCTATCAGTTCGAGGGCGACCTCGCGCGCCTGCTCGCGCCAATGATCCTCGCAACGTATTCGATCGACTGCTCTCGTGTGTTCGAATCTACCCTCGCCGATGCGCACAAAGAGCACAACGGCGACGCCTGGGAGCCGGGCGAACCCCTCCGACTTTCGGTCGACGCCGGAACCGCGGCCGTCGCCCTACTGCTCGACCGGGGCGCGCCGTTTGAATACGCCGTCGACATCGCCGAGGGGTCGGCCTACTGGGCGTTTCACGACCTCGCGCACGCCGTCGACGACGTATTAGCCGACTGGGGCGACGGCATCGCCGACTACCCTCCGGTCGGGTCGTGGGCCGAGGATCGGGCGAACCTTGAAGGCGCGCGGCGCGCCGTTCGTGCGGGCCTCACCGTCGACGAAGTGTTAGGCGCACTCGTCATCCTGCGGGCGCCATTCGCAGAGTGCTTCGACGGGCAGGAATCGACGGCCCTCGACGACCTGCTCGTGGGGGGCCTCGACTTCCTGCCCGACGACGTGCGGCGCAACCTCGACGAAGGGCCGGCGCACGTCGAGGCGCTCGCGCGCGATATGCTCGGCTTGAACCCCGACCTCGACGACCTCGATGACCTCGCGTGCGAGTACGCCTTCGGCGACGGATTCGCATTGAACCGGCCGGGCCTGCTACTCGCGAGCCTGGCCGAGTACGCCGACGCCGTCGGGCGGGGCGATGCCGTCGACCTTGAGACACGGGCGGAGTTCGCCCTCGCCTCGGCCCTCGCAGCCCGAGTGCGCGACCTCGCCGAGTGCAACGGTACCGAGCATGAGACGTACGACTGACCCGAAGGAACCGACACGATGGAACATATCCGAACCCTGCCCAACTCGCGCCCGGACGGGCGCCCCCGTTTCCTGTCGCCGACGCCCCTCGGGGGCGCCGTCGTCGTGCTACTATTCGACTCGGAGACGGCCTACGTTCATACGGTCGACGCCGACGACTGGGCCGACTTCGACGCCCTCGGCCTGCCGCGCAAGGTCGAACCCTTGCGGGCGAACGGGGTCGACTACCCCCACGCCTGGGGACACTTCCGCGCCGCGACCGACGGGTCGGGCGACTGGGCCGTCGACCTCGACGGGGACCGCCCGCGCCTTGACGTGCGCCGCGGGGGCGTACTCGGGTCGGATGCTACCGACTCGGGCCGGCGCAAGGTCGGCGAGGCGCTCGCGCAGGTCGTGCGCGATGTCGCCCACGAATACCCCGAGGCCCTGACCCAGGCCGCGCGCGCCGCCGTGCTCGCCGACCTCGGCCGGGCCGACGAAGAGCTCACCGAGGCCGTGCGCACGTTCGGCGATGCGCGTGCGCAGGTCGCCCACGAATACCCCGAGGCCCTAACCCAGGCCGTGCTCGCCGACCTCGGCCGGGCCGACGAAGAGCTCACCGAGGCCGTGCGCACGTTCGGCGATGCGCGTGCGCAGGTCGTGCGCGAGGTCGCCCGAACCCTGGCGCGCGTCGTCGACCGGCTCGCCGAGGTCGTGCGAGCACGGCGCGCCGTCGTCGACCCGCCGATCTACCCCGATGGTGGCCTCGCGGCCGTCGTCGAACGCCTGGCCGATGCGCTCGAACCCTTCGACGATGTCGTCGAGCAGTAGCACACGCCGGGGGGTTCCTGGGCCCCGGCTCGCCTTCGGGCGGGTCGGGGCCCTTCCGCATTCCGGCCTGGTGTGTCCGAGGTCGATGTGCATGGGGCGCCAGGAATGCGCATTCTAGGGGGCGGGGCGAGTGATTCGGGCGAAGGCGCGCGCCACGGGCCCCGCGGGTGCGCCGGCCGGCGCAGGCATCGAGCCTGCCCCCTGGCACTAGGTACCCCCCTTACGGCCCGGGGTGGCACGGGGTTCGGCTCCCTACCTCGTGCCAGGATGTCGCCGACGGAAGGGCTCAAGAACGGCTATTCTTAGGGGGTGGCACAAGTGACACGGGGTTATAGGGGGGGGTTATAGAATAGAGGTACAGCGTGCCACCCGTAGCCACCCCTCCCTGGCCTTGGAAGCAAAACACCCCGGGTCACCTGTGCCACCCCCCCTCCAACGAGCCTAACCCCTGGGCCTGCAGGGGGTTAGCCTGGCACGCGGTACCCCCTCCGACCATGTGCCACCTAGTGCCTGCACGGGTCACCTCGTGTCGCGTTCCCATGGGGGCGGAAGGGAACGGCCCACACCCAGGCCCATCCCCCTAGCAAGGGTGGCAGAGTGTGCCCCCCTTGAGCCCGAGGGGTTACAATCGCATGGAAAAGCCTTCCATGCGATTGTAACCCATTGTGCTACATGGGGTTAGGACGCCTACCAGAATGGCAGACCCCCCCTCCCGGGTGTAGAAAAGTTCGCACCCGTACCCCCGACCCGGCGTCCTTGGCGCTCCCTCGCGCATCTGCAGCACTTGAGCCCGCCTCTGCGTTTTGCTACATATTACAAGAACCATGCTCCAAACCCTTCATGTAAGAACCTAGGTGTTCCGCCCAACACCTAGGTTTTCACAACAGGTCGGCAGACGCCTTGACCGAGAGACATCCTAGCGTATACTGCACCTATGACTGAACAGGAACGAATCAGCCGCGCGCGCCGCCTCGCCGCGGAGCACGCGCGACTGGCCGCCGTCCACACCGCTCGAGCCGAGCGCTGGGAGGAAGAGCTCCGGTTGCAGCGCGCATGGGAACGGTCGCCCACATACCCTGGCCGCCCGCCGCGGCTCACGCCGGACGATGTCCGACACGTTCGATCCCTGACCCCAAAATGGGGCCGGCGAGTCATCGCCGACGAGGCCGCCCGCCTGGGCCTCCACCCCAACACCCTCTACGCGATCCGAGCGGGCCGCATCTACAGAGACGTCACATGAAGACCATCATCTGCTACGTCCGCGTCTCGACCGACGAACAGGCCCGCGAGGGCGTCAGCCTCGACGCCCAGGTCGCGAAGGCCCACGCCTGGCGCGACCTCAACGCGCCCGACGCCGAGCTGCTCGTCTTCCGGGACGAGGGGATCAGCGGCACGCGCACCGACCGCCCCGGCCTCGACGCGGCGCTCGAGGCCGCCGAACAAGCCCAGGAGGTTGTATTCCTGGTCTACAGCCTCTCGCGCTTGTCCCGGTCGACCACCCACACGCTCGAGCTCGCCGAGCGGCTCGAGAAGGCCGGCGCCGACCTGGTATCCCTCTCCGAGCGCATCGACACGACCTCGGCGGCCGGGAAGATGGTCTTCCGGATGCTGGCGGTCCTGGCCGAGTTCGAGCGCGACCAGATCGCCGAGCGCACGCGCGCCGCGATGTGCCACCTGCGGAACACCGGCCAGCGCTTCTCCCGCTTCAGCCCGTACCCCCAGGAGACCGTCGAGCAGGTGAAGCACCTACGAGCCCGTGGCCTCTCCTACCGAGTCATCGGGCGAGAACTTCTCGCCCGAGGCATCCGACCCCAGGAGGGCGGCGACACATGGAGCCCGAAAGTCGTCCGCTCGCTTGCCCTCCGCCATGTTGGTGAGCACGCGGGCAGCCTCGGCCGAGCCGAGTCGGCTGGGTGATGCAGCACTTCGGAATCATCTGATGGACGAGTTCGACATCGACGAGTGCCGTGCGCTGCTCGCGCACATGAAGATCAGCGTCGACGCCTGGCAGCCGGAGCCCGAGTGGACGCCGCTGCGTGAAGCGTGGCGCGGCGACGATCACACGCTCGGCAACCGCTGGCAGGAGCGGCAGGTCATCGTCCAGGCGACCGCGCTCTCCGGCCACGCGAACGCGGGCGACGCGGTCAAGGAGCTCGAGGCCGCCGGCTTCATCGTGCTCGGCTACGTCGAGACCGCGCAGTCGGAGAAGCGGCCGCAGTTCTCCCTGCTCGACATGGAGCGGAACGAGCTCGGCGTCATCGACGTGACCGTCCAGATCACTTTCGTCGTGTTCCGGCGCACCACCGCCCGAGCCCGGGTTGAGGATCCGAGCCCGCCGGGCGAGAGCACTCCTGCCGGGTGACCAGCGCATCCGGGAATCGTATCGGATCCCCGCTGGAGGTCGGGGGCCCCAGACTCGCAAGCCTGGGGCCCCCTCGGGCCTTGCACCCGTTCGGATAGATCACCCCCTGTCGCTGGGCCGCGGGGCGGCGTCCTGATGAGTCTTCAGGCTACCCCTTGCGCGCGATCCCATCTACCCCCTACGATGGGATCGCCATGGGAGCATACAAGGCGAAGGGCGAGACCGGCCCCAACGATCGCGGGAACCTCGGCCGTCGATTCGACGCCGAGCGGAAGCGTGCGTTCCTCGACATCCTCGCGTTGACGGGCCGACCGGCCCAGGCGGCGCAGAAGATCGGCGTCGCGCTGCGCACGGTCGAGTCGCACCGCTCGCGACGCTCGCAGCAGTACGACGAGGAGTTCGCCATCGCCTACGACGAGTCGATGGAGCTCTACCGCGAGATCCTGCAGGAGGCCATCCACCGCCGCGGCGTCGAGGGCGTGGAGGAGCCGGTCTTCTACAAGGGACGTCCGGCGACCGACGCGGAAGGCAATCCGGTCGGAATTCGCAAGTTCTCGGACGCGATGCTCGCGCTGCACGCGAAGCGCCACGACCCGGCGTACCGCGACCGCCAGATCATCGAGCAGCACAACACGAACGTCAACGCGGCCCTGGAAGACCTGTCGAAGCTCTCGCCCGAGTCGCGCCGCAAGCTGCGCGAGATCCTGGAGGACGAGGGTGGAAGCACGTCCGACGTGCCGTGAATGCGGGTCTATCGTTGATCCGCGTAGCTGCGTCGTCGTCGACCGGCGCGATGAGGACGTGATGCCGCAGTCGTGGCCGACGGAGGAGTGCCCCGACTCCCTCGCCGGCCTCTACTGCTGCAACGAGTGTGTGCTCGATGCGTTCAGCCGCGGCTACGCGGCCAAGGCTTTCGAGCCGGAGGATGATGCCGAATCTTGAGCACACGCTGAAGTCCGCGCTCGCCAACCGCGAGGCGGCGCTCGAGGAGCTGGACCGGATCGAGGGGCAGGAGTCCCTAATCCGGTTCATCGAAATCATGTGGGACGTGCTCGAGCCCGGCCGCGTGTTCAAGCGCGGCCGCGTTGTCGAGGTCATCTGCGAGCACCTGGAAGCGGTGACGCGCGGCGAGATCAAGAAGCTGCTCATCAACGTGCCGCCCGGATGCATGAAGGCCCTTCCGGTCGAGACTCCAATCCTAACGACGCATGGCTGGACGTGCCACGGCGATCTTCGAGTAGGGGACTTCGTGTTCGGTCTTGATGGCAAGCCCCGTCGAGTCGAAGGCCACAACGAGCCGCGCATGGAGGAGACCTTCGAGGTTGAGTTCGACGACGGTACGAAGGTGCTCGCTGGAAAGGGCCACCTGTGGGAGGTCGAGCGAGGAAAGAAGGGAAATCCACGGTCCACCGAGACGGTCACAACGCTCGAGCTCCGTGATGGATCGGAGTCCAGGTGGCAGCTCCCGGACGCGATTCCCATCCCCGGGGCGATTGACCTGCCGCCGCAGCACATGCTGATCGACCCATACATCCTAGGCGCGTGGCTGGGCGACGGTGACTCGAGAGGCGGGAACATATATGCGGGGTCCACGGACGTTGGAGCTTTCGAACACCTGGGGGAGAAGTCTCTAGTTAGAGATGCAACTGGACGCAACCGACAGGACTTCTACCGGATCCGGGTAGAGGGGTTGTCCAAGAAGCTGCGAGTGCTGGACCTGATCCAGAACAAGCGTATCCCGGAGCACTACTTGCGCGGATCCATCAAGCAGCGCATCGCACTGCTTCAAGGGCTGATGGACACGGATGGTATGTGCGACAAGGCGTCGCGCTGCATCTTCACGACTAAGTATGCGCATCTGGCGACGGCCGTGGCGCAGCTCGTCGCGTCACTGTCCATGAAGCCCACGCAGCGAGAGACGTACTCGGTGTGCGATGGCGAGAGATTCGGACCGTACTACACGGTCGCATTCAGGGCTCCCGACGACGACTTCCAGGTGTTCCGGATCGCGCGCAAACAGGATCGAGTCCGGGGGCCAAAGAACGACCGAACTAGGCACCGTTATGTGAAATCTGTGACCTCGGTTGGCGAGAGGCTGGTGAGTTGCATCCAGGTCGAAGGCCATGTCTACATCGTCGGTGATCGGTTCGTTCCGACGCACAACTCGCTGACGACGAACGTCTTCTGGCCGGCGTGGGAGTGGATCCAGCGACCGTCGACGCGCTACGTCTGCTTCTCGTATGCCGAGCACCTGACGATCCGCGACAATCGTAAGTGCAAGCAGCTCATCCGCAGCGAGAAGTTCCAACGGCTCTGGGGCGACAGGGTCAAGCTCGATCCCGAGGAGAAGTCGACGGGCAAGTTCGCGACGATGGCGACGGGCTTCAAGATGGCATCATCGGTCTCCGGCGTGTCGACCGGCGAGCGTGGTGACCGAGTCATCGTCGACGACCCGCACAACGTCAAGGAAGGTGAGTCGGAGGCGAAGCGGACCGAGGCGCTGCTCTGGTTCACCGAAGCGCTCACCACCCGCGTCAACGACCCGTCGGACTCGGCCTTCGTGGTCATCATGCAGCGGGTCCATGAGCAGGACATCTCTGGGCACATCATCGAGCACCTGCGAGGCTCGTGGGATCACATCTGCCTGCCGATGCGGTTCGAGACGGACCATCCCTACGTCTCTCGCACCGCTCTGGGCTTCAAGGATTGGCGCACGGAGGATGGCGAGCTGCTCTGGCCCGAGCGCTTCACGCCCGAGGCGCAGGACGAGGCCGAGCTCACCATGCGGTCGGAGGGCGGTGACTACGCCGTCGCCGGTCAGATGCAGCAGCGTCCTGCGCCTCGTGGTGGCGGCATGTTCAAGCGCGACTGCTTCCAGTTCGTCGACGCGCACGACGTTCCGCGACTCATGAAGGAGGTCCGGGGCTGGGATCTGGCCGCCACGTCGACGATCCGGGCGCCCTACACTGCCGGCTGCCGGATGGGTGTCGATGCCGAGGGCCGGGTCTACATCACCGACGCGCGCCGGAAGCAAGGATCGCCGCACGAGGTTGAGCGGCTGATCCGGCTGACCGCCGAGGAGGACGGCAAGCACGTCACGCAAGACCTGCCCCAGGACCCCGGTCAGAGTGGGAAAGCGCAAAAGGCCGCGCTCGCGCGCCTGCTGCACGGCTATGTCTGCCGCTTCGGCCTCGAGTCCGGATCGAAGGAGGACCGAGCTCGGCCGTTGGCAGCTCAGGTGGAAGCGGGGAATGTGTTCCTGGTTCGTGGAACGTGGAACTCGGCCTTCCTCGCGGAGGCCGCGTCGTTCCCCGCCGGCCGGTTCAAGGACCAGGTTGATGCCGCAAGTCGCGCGTATGCGAGACTCGTGACGAAGAAGATAAAGCGCAAGCCCTCAAGTCCAGAGGTCATTGGCTAATGGGTTATCTCTGTCAGCTTCGGTCATCCGCGGTCTTCGGAGACGAAGGAGAAGATTAGGGAGTCGCAACAGGGGCGAGTCTTCACGGAGGAGCATCGACGGAAGATGTGCCAGTCGGCCCTTGACAGGTCACCCGTCTCAGATGAAGCTCGGGCCAAGATGTCGGCCGAGGCGAAGAGGAACTGGCAGGATCCCGCTTATCGTGCGAAGATGGCGGCTAGGAGAACCCCATGACCGAGTTCGGAAATGGCATCTGGGACGAGGCCATCGCGAAGGCGGCACTCGACCCGACGGCAGGTGAGCGGACCAGCACCCCGCCCACGGGAACGGCCGGTGTCCCCGGCACGCCGATCTACGGCGGCTACGTCGTCGAGTTCGAGGACAACGCGTCCCTGACCGGCCGAGAGAAGTACCGCACCTACGCGAAGATCCTGGCGAACACGTCGATCGTCGCGGCCGCGGTGCGCTACGCGCAGAACCTCGTGTCGAACCCGGGGTGGCGCGCGGAGCCGGCGGACGACTCCGCGGAGGCGCAGCGACTCGCTGACCTCGTGACCGAGATGTTCGGCGACATGCGCACGCCGATGAAGCGCGTGGTGAAGCGCGCCTTCATGTTCAAGTATTACGGGTTCTCCCTGCAGGAGATCACGATGAAGGTGCGCGAGGATGGCGCGATCGGTGTCGGTGACATCGCGCCCCGCGCGCAGCGCACGATCGAGAAGTGGGATGTCGACGAGCACGGCGAAGTGCTCGGCGTGTGGCAGCAGTCGCCGCAGGATGGGACCGAGCACTACATCCCGCGCTTGAAGCTGCTCTACCTGGTCGATGACTCGCTCGACGATAGCCCGGAGGGCCTCGGGCTCTTCCGCCACATCGCGGAGACGAACCGCCGACTCGAGCGAATGCTGCAGCTCGAGGGCTGGGGCTACGAGACCGACCTGCGCGGCATCCCCATCGGACGTGCGCCGATCGCCGAGCTGGACGAGACATGCGACAACGAGGCCGAGAAGACGGCTGCGCTGCAGGCGATCAAGACCTTCATGGACAGCCACATCCGGGGCCCGCAGCTCGGGCTGCTCCTGGACTCGGAGACGTACGAGACCGAGGATGAGGCGGCGCGTCCGTCGAACATCTACAAGTGGGCGGTCGACCTGCTGAAGGCTCCCGCCGGCACGCAGGCCGAAGTGCTGCGCTCGATCGACCGGCTGAACCGCGAGATCGCGCGCGTGCTCGGCGTCGAGCAGCTCCTCCTCGGCGACAACGGAGTCGGGTCGTTCGCGATGGCGCGCGAGAAGTCGCACAACTTCGCGATGATTATCGACTCCGCGATCGACGAGATCCGTGAGGCGCTGACGCGCGACGTCGTGCGGCTCATCTTCCAGCTCAACGGCTGGGACATGAAGCTGCTGCCCAAGCTCAAGACGGACAAGCTGCAGCACCGCACGGTCGAAGAAGTGACCACGGCGCTGCGCGACCTGGCCGCGGCCGGCGCGCCCCTTGCGCCCGGCGACCCGGCCGCCGACGAGGTCCGGGACATGATCGGCGTCAGCCGGCAGCCCGAGGACGTCGCCGACCTGATGCTCACCCCGAGCGACGCCGATCCCGACAACCAGAGTCCCAACGACGGAGACGACCAATGACCCTGTCCATCGCCAACGCCCAAGCCATCGAGATGTGCGACGCGGCCGTCGACTCGACCGACCTGGGTACGATCAACACGCAGGCGACGCTCGTGATCTACAGCGGCACGCCGCCTGCGAACGTCGATGCTCCCCTGTCCGGCAACATCGTCCTGGCCCAGCTCGGCATGAGCAACCCGGCCTTCGGCAGCGCCGTCGACATCTCCCCCGGTGCTCGCGCGACCGCGAACGCGATCAGCGGCGACACCGACGCCGACGCCACCGGCACGGCCACGTTCTACCGCATCCTCGACCGCAACAACACGCCGCGGATCCAGGGGGCGTGCGGGACGACGGGATCCGGTGCGGAGCTCGAGCTGAACAGCGTGAACCTCCAGGCGGGCGCAGCCGTCGAGGTCTCGAGCCTCACGGTCACCATGCCCGAGGCGTGAGTCGCCCCCGCATCTCGGCGACCCATCTCCTCGGTCCGCTTCAGCAGGCAGAGCCTCAATCGAGGGGAGGAAGCATGTCCCTACTCACCCGGCTCGTCGATCCGCAGGAAGGCGAGCAGAAGATCCCGATCCATCAGTTCATGGCGGCCACCGCGGAGTTCGTCCGCGGCGCGCCGGGCGTCAATGCGGACTCGATCGCGGCTGCGTTCAACCTTTCGGCGTCCGAGAAGTCGGCGCTGACGACGTGGTACATCAACCACGTTCAGACCAAGAACGTCAACCGCGAGGAGATCCACGACGTCCTGCTGCTCGGCGAGTCGATCAAGCTCGACGCCTCGGGCGAGCACATGTATTCGATGCAGCAGGTGATGAACCGCCTGGGGCTCTGATGGTCAGTGCCTACGTCCGTGGAACCACCGTTGCGGCGGCGGAAGCGCCCGGCACGCAGACCATCACGGTCGCGGGCATGACGCACGTCCAGCCGAAGGCGGCGCGGATCTTCGCGACGTGGGCTGATGCTTCGACTCCGACCACCGGACGCGACAACGCCCGGTGGTCGGACTACTTCATAGGCACGGACGGCAGCACGGCCGGCAACTCCTTCCAGTCCGCGAACGGCGTCGGCTTGTCGAATACCGACCGATACGGCGCGGACGACGGCGGCTGCGTCGTCATCCTCGACCCCGCCGGAACCGTGCTCGAGCGCGCGGCGTTCGGCCAGTGGATCAACGGCGGGATGGAGATCGAGTGGGGTGGCGCGAACAGCAACGGCGTGATCCTGCACGTCGAGTTCTGGTTTGGCGATCGTATTCAAGTGGCGGTCGGCCAAGACCACGGCGGAGAGGTCGACAGCTCCAAGGACATCGCGATCGGGTTCATGCCCGATCACCTGGAGACCATCTCGCACACCGACAACTATAGCGAGAGCGTTGTCCCGACGTGGCATCGACACTGGAGCACGCACATCCGTAACCCTGGTCTGCTCACGGCGACGTCTGACAACTTTCTGCAGGAGATTGCGGACTCGGCCAGCACGACGCGCACGTCGTCCATCGCGCAGACGACGGGCATCATCATCGCGCAGCAGTTCCGAGGTGGCAACTCATTCATCTTTGGGTACGCTACGAACTTCACGACATTCCTGACCGACGGCTTCCGGGTCAACACGACCGGACAGGGACCGGTTGGCATGAATGGGCCGAGCTTCGCGTGGATGGCGATCAGCTACGGCGGGAACCGGGTGAAGATGCAACGCCGCACCGTGCCGGCTGCGGATGGCATCGAGAAGATCACGGACGTCGGGTTCCGGCCGTGGAGCGCGACGACTCGCTTCCTGGCCCGCACGAGCAACGGCCAGGACAACAGTGATGCGTCTGGTCAGGCAGGCATCGGCTTCGCCGACGAGGCTGCGGCCTTCAGCGCGAGCACGAACGAGGCGCATGGAGTCGGCACGTCCGACAACTCGTCGCGCTCGGTGGCGTCGCTCATGTCGCTGCGAAACGCCGCGGACAGCGGCTTCCTCTATGAGTGCGACGTCGACGAGTGGCATGAGTCGGGCCTGAACCTCGGCTGGTCGAACGTCGATGGTTCGGCCTACTTATGCTCGATCGTCTACTTCGAGCGCGATCAGATCATCGGCTGCGGCGCCGGCTTCCTGCCGTTGCTCGAGGGTGCGGCTGACGGACTCGTCGGTGTCATCGGATCCGGCGACGGTGTGCTCCCGCTGCTCGAGGGCGCCGGCACCGGCGCCATGGTCTTCAGCGCGACCGCAAACACCTTCCTGCCGCTACTCGACGGCGCGGGCCTCGGCGCGATGACGTTCACCGCGGCGGGCGCCGGCACACTTCCGCTGCTCGAGGCCGAGGGTGCCGCGCTCGTCGGCGTCTTCGGCTCCGGCAACGGCACGCTGCCGATGCTGCGCGGCTACGGCACGGGGCGACTGCTCTACTACGGGTGCGCGCACGGCCTGCTGCCGAACCTCGAATCGGCCGGCACCGGGACCGTTGAGCTCGACGCCCACATGGGAACTGGGGCGGGGGTGCTCCCACTCCTCACCGGCTACGGCACCGGCCGCCAGGTCTACCGGAGCATGTCCGGCTGCACGGTCCTCCCGTTGCTCGGCGGCGCCGGCATCGGCGCGCAGGTCTTCGCGGCCGCGGGCGACGGCGAGTTCCCGTTGCTCGACGGCGCCGGGGCGGGCCTGCTCGAGTTCCGCGCCACCGGACCCGGCGCGCTGCCGCTGCTGACCGGGTCCGGATCTGGTCTCGAGACCTTCCTGGGGTCCGGATCTGGACTCCTCCCCCTCCCCCTGGGCGCGGGTGACGGGACCGAGACCTTCGCCGCCGCGGGCGCCGGGACGCTGCCCCTCCCCCTGGGCACTGGGGCCGCCCTGGTCGGTGTCATCGGCTCGGGCGCGGGCGTGCTGCCCCTGCTGACGGGGACCGGCACGGGCGCGACCGACACGCTGCCGTTCGCCTGCGACGTCGAGCTCGATGCCTCTCGGGATCTGGAGGCCAATCTGACGGCCTCGCGCGACCTGGAGGCCGACTTGACGGCGTCCCGAGACCAAGAGGCGGAGCTGCCTGCCGGACGAGCCATTGCGGCGAATCTGCTCGGCAGCTACGATGGGGAGGCGAACTTCCTGGGGAGCTGCGACTGATGGTAGTAGCGGATCAGACCGACACGATGTACGCCAACAACCGGCGCGTGCTGAAGTTCACCGTCACCGACGAGGACAACGGCGGCGCGCTGGACCTGACTGGCCTGGTCGTGAAGTTCGCGCTGGCTCGCTTCGACTCGGAGGGGCAGCCGATCAAGTCGAATCCGCTCGTCGACAAGCGGAGCGACGTGAGCGCGGAGGTCACGATCACGGACGCTGCCAACGGCCTCGTCGAGGTAGAGCTCGTTACGTCCGACACGGCGTCGCTCGCTGACCAGGGCGAGACCGCATACTACTTCGAGCTTGAGGTCTTCGACGGCACCGACCCGGTGGTCGTGGCGACGGGGACGCTGACCATCCGGAGGAACGTCACGAATGCATAACGGATTCCTCTATCTGGTGACGTCGCCGTCTGGCAAGCGCTATGTCGGGGTGACATCGCTTCCGGTCTCGCGTCGCTGGAACCGGCATCTTGTCCACGCGGACATGGCCTACCTGTACGAGCTCGAGCCGCGAGCGATCGAGGCGTACGGCACCCGGGCGCCGAGAGGCTACAACCTGAACGCGGGTGGAGAAGGAGGACAAGCGGGACTCACGGACGAACAGCGACGTGACCATAGCCGTGCCATGAAGGAAGCCTGGAAGAGGAAGAAACATGCCTAGCACGCCGACTCCGCCGCCCGACGCGAACGCGAACTCGTACTCCGACCTGGCGACGGCGAACACCTATCTCGACGACTCCGTGCGTGCTGGCGCGTGGGAGTTCCTCGACGATGACACGAAGTCGCGCGCGCTCATCACTGCGACGCGCCTGATCGACAAGCAGTGTCTCGTTGGCGAGCAGACCGATCCGGATCAGCCGCTCCACTTCCCGGCGACGGGCGTGGTCGACAAGGAGGGCGACGAGGTCCCTGATAACGAGGTCCCCCTCGGCGTGGTCTACGCGACCATCGAGCTTGCCTACGGACTCTCGCAGAATGAAGCTCTTGAGACCAGCGCGAACACCGGCTCGAACACGAAGCGACTTCGCGCGGGCTCGGCGGAGATCGAGAAGTTCCGGCCTGGCAGCGCGTCGGGATCCGCGGGAGTCAAGCGCTTCCCGACCATCGTGCAGGAGTACCTCGCGCCCTTCCTCAAGAAGATCGGCGCGAACGGTGCGACTGCCTACGGCAGTGACCAGACCTCGCAGTTCGACAACTGCGACACCTACGGCCGCACGGAGGGTTACGCCTGATGGGCAACGAGCTCTTCGGAGAGAACGTCGCGGGTGAGCTGGCCGCCGAACTGGGGCCGCTCCTCCTGCCGTTCCGCCTGCTGAAGAAGCAGGTCGGTTCGCGAACCTCCGGCAACCTCGCTGCCGGCAAGCCGGTCACGTTCCGGCCGTTCTCGTGCCGCGGCATCCTGGAGACATACCAGGGCAGCCGTTTCGGCGAGACCAACATCATTCGTGGCACCCGGGTCGCCCTCATTCTCGGCGACACGTTGCCCAACGGGGTCGTCCCCGAGCCGGGAGACCGGCTCATCGCAGAGGGATCGACATTCGACATCACCGCGCCGATCGAGCGGGATCCTGATGCCGCGACCTACACCTGTCCCATCACCGACTGATGGCCGAGAAGGAAGTCGAGGATCCGAAGGAACGCATCGACGCGCTGCTGGCGACGGTCGGTCTGGCGTTCCGCCGTCGCTTCCTGCAGGCGATCGAGAACATCCGCACGCGGAACACGCTGCGGCGTCTTGAAGAGCTTCTCTCGAGTGGGCAGTTCGACGAGGCGCTTGCGGCTGCGCTGCTGGAAGGTGCAACGCATCTCGGCACCGGCTATTCTCGTGGGTTCATGCTTTCGGCGGACGACACGGCCGCATTCCTGACGCGGTCGATCGAGGTCATCGTCAACTACGATTCCACGAATCCGCGCGCCATCGCCGAGCTGCAGAAGAACCAGCTCCGGCTGGTGCGTGAGTTCACGCAGGGCCAGCGTCTCGCGACCCAGGTCGCTCTCACCGAGGGCATCGCGCGTGGACTCAATCCTCGGCAGCAGGCCATCCTGTTCCGACAGTCGATCGGACTCACAGAGTCGCAGGCGCGAGCCGTGCTGAACTATCGCCGCCTGCTCGAGAACCAGTCGCTCGAGGCGCTCGCGCGAGAGCTCCGCGACAAGCGCTTCGACTCCACGATCGTCCGTGCCTTCAAGGACGGCCGCGCCCTCACCACTGCGCAGGTCGAGCGGATGGTGGAGCGCTACTACCAGAACAGCGTGGCGCTGCGCGCCGAGACGATCGCGCGCACCGAGGCCCTGTCCGCGGTCCACGGCGGCGTCCACGAGATGTACCTGCAGGCAGTCGACGATGGCCTGATCCAGGACGACGAGCTCACTCGCACCTGGCTTACCTCGGGCCTGCCGAACCGCCGGGACCACCACGTCTCGATGGAAGGGCAGCAGCGCAGCCTCACCGAGCCCTTCGTCTCCGGCCTGGGCAACCTGCTCATGCAGCCCGGCGATATGGACGCGGGCGCTGAAGAGGTCGCGAACTGCGTCTGCACCGTGACCACGCGCTTCACCGTCGACGTCCCCGAGCCGGCCGAAGCGACCTCCTAACCAGATGACCAAGCAGCGCAAGCCCTCCGGACGCCGTCGCCGCCGCAAGGGCGGTCGGTATCGTAAGCGTCATACTAACCCCGTGCCGGAAACGTCAACCAAGGCGTTGACGGATGGCCCCGAATCGTCAAGAGTAGAGCCCATGAAAACGAGCGAGTTCCGCTCCGTGTGCGAGGTCGTGAAGGCCGACGCGAGCCGCCGGCTCGTGTTCGGCTTCGCGCTCGTCGAGAAGACGGCGGACGAAGCCGAATACTTCGACATGCACGGCCACGCGGTCGCGGCAGGCGAGATCATCGACTCGTCCCTCGAGTTCTCGCTGCACTCGCGCGTCGCGAAGCACCAGCACCGAGGCGACGCGCAGGGAGTCGTCCCGTTCGTCTTCCCCCTCACCGAGGACATTGCGAAGTCGATGGGCATCACCGCCGAGCGGTACGGCCTCATCATCGGAATGCGGTGCAGCGAAGACCTGTTCAAGCGGTTCGAGTCGGGTGAGCTCACCGGGTTCTCCATCGGCGGCACCGCGATCCTGGAGGATGTCGACTGATGACGGACAAGAAGCGGAAGCGGATGCGTCAGCTCACGATCGAGGAGATCAGCGGCGTGGACAAGCCGGCCGTGGCGCCGGGCGTCGTCGATGTGATCCTGAAGCGCGAAGAGCCGGGCGATGTCGAGAAGGGTCATGTCATGCAGCGCCCCGCGCTGACGACCTCGGTCGAAGGCCACTCGCACCTGCTCGACCTTGCGGACGAGTCGGGGCACACAAGCTACACGCAGTCGGAGGGCGATGACTATGGTCACTCGCATCCATTCCTCGTCGATTCGGACGGCAACGTCACGATCGGCGAAGCCGACGGACACCGGCACGACATCGAGGTCGTGCTGAACAAGCAAGCCGCCGCAGCCGGCGGCGGTTCTACCCAACCCGAAACGGAGGCCACCATGGCTCAGAACATCGACAAGTCCGCCGGCAACGACAACGAGCAGGCGGCCGCGATCGAGAAGCTCACGAAGGAGCTCGAGACCGCGAAGGCGTTCGGCGTCCTCACGGACGCCGAGAAGGCGCACTACCAGACCCTCGACGAGGCCGGCCAGGCCGCGTTCCTCTCGAAGTCCGCCGAGGATCGCCGCGCGGTCATCGCCGACATCGAGAAGGGCAACGAGGTCGTCTACAAGGGCCTCGACGGTACCGAGTACCGTCGGAGCGACGACGCGCGCACCGTCACGCTGGCGAAGCGCCTTGACGAGCAGGTGCGGGAGACGCAGAAGGAGCGCGCCGAGCGCTTCGAGGCGGACATCCGCAAGCGCGCCGAGACCGAGCTCGCCAACCTGCCCGGGGAGCTCGACGCGAAGGTCGCGCTCCTGAAGGCGGCCGAGTCCATCAAGGACGAGGGTCAGCGCAAGGCCGCGGTCGACGCCCTGAAGGCGCAGAACGCGGAGATGGCGAAGGCCATGTCGACCGTCGGCGTGTCCGGCGGCGGTGCGGGCGACGCCGACGACCCGAGCGGCGAGCTCGAGTCGCTGGCGAAGGCGCTCGCCGAGAAGGAGGGCATCGACTTCTACGACGCCTACGACCGCGTCTCCGAGTCGAACCCGCAGATCGTCAACAAGGCCCTGACCGGCCGCTGATCCCAAGGAGGGAACTAACATGTCGTTCCAGAACGCCAACGCCATCTCCCTCACGGCCGGGGCTGCCATCTCGCAGGGCCGGTTCGTGAAGGTCTCCACCGGCGGCAAGGTCATCCAGGCCGCCGCCGGTACCGACGAGGTCGTCGGTGTGTCGCTCGAAGCGGCCGCCGCGGACCTCGACGTGATCCCCGTCGCCAAGTACGACGGGGGCATCGTGGAGGTCGAGGCCGGTGCGGCCGTGACCGCGGGGGAGGACGTCGCGTCCGATTCCGTGGGTCGCGCCGTCACCGCCGCGCTGTCCAACGCCATCGCCGGGTGGGCCCTCTCGGGGGCCGGTGCCGCGGGCGAGTTCGTCAAGGTGCTGCTCGTGAAGGGCAGCCTGGCCGCCGCCTGATCGGCTGAAGGAGAGCTACCATGCCCACCATCGTCACCAACCCGACGGCTGGAGACAACCATGTCAACAAGCCGCTCACGAACTTCTCCCAGAAGTGGATCCAGGACCAGGACATGTTCGTCGGTCTGGACGTCGTGCCCAACAACCCGGTCCAGCACCAGTCCGACCTCTACTACGAGTTCTCGCGCGCGGACTTCTTCCGCGACGAGGCCGAGGAGCGGGCGGACGGGACCGAGTCCGCGGGCAGCGGGTTCACCCTGTCGACCTCGCCGTACACGGCGCGGGTCTACGCCTACCACAAGGATCTCACCGACCGTCAGCGGGCGAACCAGGATAGCCCGGTCCGCCTCGAGCGCTCGGCGATGCAGTTCGTCATGCAGAAGCTCATGCTCCTGCGCGAGCGGCTGATGACCTCGGCGTACTTCGGCACGTCCATCTGGGGCACCGATGTCAACGTCTTCACCCTTCCCACGAGCTCGTGGAACAGCGCCACGGGCGACCCGATCGTCGACATCCGGACCGGCAAGCGCGTCGTCCACGGTCTCACGGGCAAGCGGCCGAACCGGCTGCTCATCGCCCGCGACACCTACGACGCCGTGCTAGACAACGCGCAGGTGCTCGACCGCATCATCGGCGGTGCGACCACCGAGCTCCCGGCGATGGTCATGCGCCAGCGGCTCGCGAGCCTGCTGGAGCTCGACCAGATCCTCGTCCTCGACAGCGTCGTGAACTCGGCGGTCCGCGGGGCCACCGAGGCGACCAACTTCCTGGCGAGCGACGGGGCGTTGCTCTACTACGCCCCCCCGAGCGCGTCGCTCGACGAGCCCACCGCGGGAATGCAGTTCTCGTGGACGGGCTACCTGGGCGCGCAGAGCGCCGGTCAGCGCATCAAGCGCTTCCGGATGGAGCACCTGGAGGCGGACCGCATCGAGGGCCAGATGGCCTTCGATTACAAGGTCACGGCTCCGGAGCTCGGCTACTTCTTCCACTCTACGCTAGCCTGATCCAGCACGGCCCGGGGGCGAGCGCCCCCGGGCCCCATACACCCTCCCGAGAGGAGCTGACCATGTCCGCCAAAGAAGACCTGCAGGAGCGCATCCGCGCCCACCGCGAAGGCGCCGAGGAGCGCGCGGCCGAGCGCCGCGAAGCCGAGGCGGCCCGTCGTCCTGCCCCGCGTCGCCGCGAACATGCGCGTGGCGTTACGCCCGCCGTTCCGGTTCGCCGGCCCCGCTTCCAGCGCGGCCTGCGGTGGATCGCGGTCCGGCCGATCGTCCTCGGGAAGGACGCGATGGTGAAGCCCGGGGAGCTCATCCCCCAGAGCTGGAGCGGCTCCCGTCTCCGGCGCCTGCACCGCACGCAGCAGATCGGCCCCATCGGCTCCCGCTGGAGCGAGCTGATGATCCGTGCCTGGGAGGACCAGGTGCTCTCCCGCGCTCTCGCGAAGCTCGAGGGCGAGGCGCTCTCGAAGGCCCGTGAGGAGTGGGGAGCGGAGCTCGAGGACCGCCGGAAAGCCCGCCTGGGCCTGGCCGAGCGGCAGCTCCGTGAGGAGCAGGAGCTCATCGAGCGCGAGCGTGCGGAGCGCCAGGAGCGCCGCGCGCCGCGCGCGGCCGAGCAGGCCGAGCTCGAGCGAAGGGCCCTCGCCGAGCGGCACCGGCTGCAGGCCGAGCGCCAAACCGAGATCGACCGTATCCGGGAGGAAGTCGCCGCCGAGTCGGGCGCCGAGCTCGAGGCCATCCGCGCCCGCCGCGAGGCCGAGGAGGCGGGTGATGAGCCGTCGCCGGACGCGCAGCGCGCCGCGCTCGAGTCCCTCGCGGCTGCGCACGGCGCGACCGGCGACGAGCCGCCGGTTCCCGAAGTGGAACAGGAGCCTGATCCCGAGCGGGAGCAGGAGGCGGGGTGACCTCGCGTCGCGTGAAGGTGGTCGTCCGCGACCTGGAGAAGTTCACGGAGCGTCTCGTCCAGCGGATCGCGCTGAACGTCGTCGCGAACCTCCAGGAGGACACGCCCGTCGACACCGGCTGGGCGCGGGCGAACTGGATCCCGCAGATCGGCGCGCCGTTCTCCGGCACCGCGGGCTCGCGCGAGCAGGCCGAGGCCGGCCAGCTCGACACGGCGACCCAGCAGGTCGGGATCGCCAAGGTCGCGACCGGCTACCGGCTGGGGCCGCCCATCTTCGTCACGAACAACGTCCCCTACATCGAGCGCCTGAACGAGGGCAGCTCGTCCCAAGCCCCGGCCGCCTTCGTCCAGGCCGCCATCTTCCGGGCCGTCCGTGACACCGTCGCGAGGGCCTCCTGATGGTCAACGTCACCACGCCCGAAGCGCGCGAGGCCGTCTACCAACGCTGGCTCGGCAACGTCTCCTCCTTGGGCATCGACGCATGGACCTTCGAGGACGAGGAGGGCTTCGTCGAGCCCGGCCAGGACAAGTCATGGGCTCGCGTCAGCGTGCGCGACCTGGGCGGCGGGCAGAACACGATCGGGCAGCGCGAGTTCTCCGATCGGATTTTCCGGCGCTCGGCGTCGGTCATCGTGCAGGTCTTCACGCCTCGCCGGGGTCGGGGCGACGGGGACGTGCTCTGCCAGGCGATCCGTGCTATCTTCGAGGCCACGTCCTTCAGCGGGCTCGACTTCGGCGACGGCCAGGTCCGCCAGATCGCTCCTCGCGACGAGGACAAGTCCCTACAAGCGAACGTCGAAGTCTTCTTCGACTACGACGAGACCAAGTAACCCAACCCGGAGGCGACCACCATGGGCCGCGTACTCACCAACAACACCGCCGTCATCGTCACGGACGAGACGTCGCTCGGCGTCGCCGGGACCACCTGGGACCAGCTCGAGCCGAACGACATCTCCACCTTCGGCGCGACCATCACCACGGTCGCCCGCGAACCCATCTCCAAGGACCGTTCGCGTCGGAAGGGCACGGTCGTCGACCTCGAGTCGGCGGTCGAGCTCGAGCACGACCTGACGAGGTCGGTCTTCCTGCGCTTCGCCGAGGGCTTCTGCTTCGCGAACTGGCAGGGCGACTTCGAGCTCGGCAACCCGACCGATGTCAACGGCACGACCGAGACCTACACCGTGCCGTTGGGCCCGACGCTGCTCGCGAGCCACCTGGTCTACGCGCGAGGTCACGCTCTGTCCGCGAACAACGGCCTGAAGTCCGTGGCGTCGGCCACGGCGACCACGGTCGTCGTGAACGAAGACCTGGGGGACGAGATCCCGCCCGCGAACGCGACGCTCGAGCTCGCCGGCTACCGTTTCCCGACCAGCAACCTCAGCATCGCCGTCTCGGGCACGACCGCGGTTCTCACGTCGGCCACGCTCGACACGAGCACGATCGGCGTCCACGTCGGTCAGCTCGTCCACGTCGGCGGCCTGCTGCCGGCGAACCAGTTCAACAGCGCGGGCGGCGGCTTCAAGGGCTACGCGCGCGTCACCGCGATCGACGGCTCGGCCGGCACGATCACGCTCGACAAGCTAGGCGCCGACCTGGTCACCGACGACGGGCTGGGCGATACCGTCGACCTGCTCTTCGGCCTGTTCCTAAAGAACGTCGACACCGACAGCCCGGACTACCTGGAGCAGAGCTTCCAGTTCGAGCTCGCCCTGCCCGGCCTCGACACCGGCGGCGCCACAATGTACGAGTACGCCATCGGCAACTACGCGAACACGCTGGCGATCAACGTGCCGCTGACAGACAAGTCGACCGTCACCATCGGCTTCATCGGAACCGACACCGAGATCCCGGTGTCGTCCGGGTCCAGAAAGGCCGGTGCTTCCGTGGCCCTCGCGCCGCTGCAGACGACCGCGTTCAACACGAGCGCCGACGTCATGCGACTCCGCGTGCTGCAGGTCGACGAGACCGGCCTGACGTCCTGCTTCCAAGATTTCACGCTGACCCTCAACAACAACGTCTCGCCGCAGAAGTGCATCGGCACGCTCGGCGCGACATTCATCAACTTCGGCAACCTCGACGTCGACATCGAGGGCCAGATCGTGCTGACCGATGCCGGGGTCGTCTCGGCCGTCCGGAACAACGATACCGTCACGCTCGACCTCCTGCTCGAGAACGACGACGGGGCCATCTCGATCGACATCCCCTCGCTCACCCTGGGCGACGGGTCGAAGGAGTTCCCGGTCGACGAGTCCGTCCTCACGAACCTGTCCGGCCAGGCGTTCTCGGACGCCGCATTCGGGACCCAGATCGGCATCTCCACATTCCCGATCGTCCCGAGCTGATCTACACTCGCTACCTGATGACCTGATGGGAGGGGGCGATAGTGCCCCCTCCCTTCACCCCAACCCCGAACCCGAAGCGCACCATGTTCAAGAACCTCGAGAGCCTCCCCCATGAGCAGTTCCGTCCGACGATCCGCTACACCTTCGAGGAGATCGAGGGTCAGCCATGGGTCGATGCGAAGCCCATGACGGACCGGAACAAACCCTATTTCAACGCCATGCTGCAGCGCATGGCGAACGTCAGAAAGAAGCTGCAGCGTGGCAAGCTCTCGCTGCAGATGCTCGACACGCAGCGCGCAATCCTGCGCGAGCTCTGCGCCCTCCACGTCATCACCGCCATCGGCGGGTGGATCGGCCCCGACGACGCCGAGATCGAGTCGAGCCGCGACAACATCTCCGCGCTCATGCAGCAGCTCCCGCAGCGCCAGTTCGACGAGATGACGGAGGCGCTCGGCGACGACGACTCCTTTCGCCCTGACGTCCAGGGCTGATCCGGACTCCGTGGAGGCCCTGACCGAGGTTCTCGGTCAGGCCCTCCGCTACGAGCTGCGCTACCAGAAGGAGGGCGCAGGCTGGGAGATCCTGATCGACCGCGGCCGGCCGGAGCCGGAGTGGTGGAGCGACTGCCCGGACCTGTTGCCTCACGAGTCCTTCTACCTGGGGGGATTCTGGCGGCTCTCCACGGAGCGCCAGCAGGGCATGTCCGTGGGTCCGATCCCATGGTCGGCGATCCAAGCCTACGGGGTCGCGAAGGGCCTGGATTCTGCTACCATGGGCCTGTTCCACGAGGTCATCCGTTCCATGGACGGCGTGTACCTGGAGTGGACGATCAACGAGCAGAAGAAGAGGGCCCCGAAGGCATCGCCGAAGGCGGGACACCGGGGTCGCACGAAGAGGCCCAAGCGCTAGATGACCGAATTCCGGATCCAGGTCGTTGTCGACCCCGCCCGGGTGCCGCAGGGTGCCCGGAGGGTCGAGCGTGCGTTGGGCCGGATCGAGGGGCGCGCGGTCAACACGCAGAAGCTCCTGCGTGACCTCTTCGCGTTCGCCGGCATCGGCGTCGCCATCCGTCAGGTCTTCGAGTTTGCCGACTCATTCACGAACCTGCAGAACCGACTGCGGGTCGTGACCGACGGGCAGCGCGAGCTGGGTCATGTGACCGAGGCGGTTCTCGGAGTCGCCAACCGTTCGCGCTCGAGCTTCGAGGCGACCGCCGAGCTCTACTCCCGACTCGCGCTCGCGACGCGCGATCTCGGACGTGACAGCGGCGAGCTGCTTCAGGTCACCGAGTCGATCAACAAGGCGATCATCCTCTCCGGTGCGAGCGCGAAGGAGGCGAATAACGGCCTCATCCAGCTCGCGCAAGGCATCGCGTCGAACCGACTCGGTGGTGACGAGCTGCGCTCCACGCTCGAGCAGCTTCCGGTCGTGGCCGACGTCATCGCCAGGCATCTTGGCGTAACGCGCGGAGAACTGCGTGTGCTCGGTGCCGAGGGCGCCATCACCGCGGACGTCATCCTGAAGGGCTTCGAGAGCGCGCGCGAGGAGATCGAGGCCCGATTCGCCAAGACGGTGCCGACCCTCTCGCAGAGCTTCACCGTCCTGCGGAACAACGTGATCGCCTTCATCGGCGAGCTGAACGAGTCGACGCGCGTCACGCGGACCCTCGGGGACGCGATGCGCTTCCTCGGCGAGAACCTGCAGACGGTCGTGCGCCTCCTAGTGCTGGCCGGCGCTGCATTCGGAGCGCTCCGCCTCGGCCCGATCGTCCAGCGGTTCTTCGAGCTCCAGGCGGCCGTGAAGGCTGGGACCGTCGTGCTCCTGGGATCAACCAAGGCGGCCAAGATGAAGGCCGAGTTCGATCTGCTCCAGGCGCAGGGCAACGTGGCCGTGATCGACTCCGAGCGGATCAAGGCCGAGGCCGTGGTCACGGCCACCGCGGCCGAGCTCGATCAGACCAGGGCGTCGCTCGACAGCATCCAGGCCACGGAGTCCAAGGTCGCCATCCAGGCCCTCGCCGCGAGGGCGAACCTCGAAGCTGCCCAGGCGGCCGAGGCGCAGGCTCTCGCGGACCGGCAGAATGTCGCCCTCTCGGGCACGCTGGCCGATGTGCGCACGCGCATCGCCATCCTGGATGCGGACCTGGCCGCCACGCGAGCGAACACGGCCGTCGCGACCGAGGCGCTCACGGCTGCGGAGTCTCGGCTGGCGGTCGCGCAGGGTGCCGTAGCGGACACCGCCCTCCTGGTGACCATCAACGAGGATCGCCTCGCCATCTCCCACGCGTCCGCTGCTCGAGCTGTGGAGGCGCAGGCGGCCGCGGAGGTGCGGCTGGCCGGTGCCACCGCTGCGTCGAACGTCCATGCCAACATCTTCACGCGAACGCTGGCACGGATTCGTGGCGGCCTGGTCGCGCTGCTTCGCTTCCTCCGCAGCGTCGGAGGCATCTTCACGATCTTCGTGACTGCCTCCGCCGGCCTCATCCTGTTCCGCGACGAGATCAAGCTCACGTCGGACGGAGCCGCCACCCTGGGCGACCTGTTCACCGAGCTGGGACGACAGATCGAGGTCGCCCTGTCGACCATCAGGGATGCGATCGTTGACGTCTTCGGGGATCTCGTCACTCCGATCATTGAGTTCATCGACGAGTTCGACTTTCAGTTTCGCGACATCCCCCTGTTCGTGGCATCGGTCTTCGATAGCGTACTTGGCATCGCGGCGGGGGTGCTCGCTTTCCTGGGCTCCTTGTTCCTGGATCTGCCGGACATCATCTCCCGCGGTTTTGTGCTGGGCGTGAACTTCGTGATCGGGGTGTTCGAGCTGCTGCCGCGCACGATACTCGCGATCGTGAAGACGATCTTCGGGATCCTTGGTGACTTCATCAAGGGAGTGCTAAATGCGGTCAGCAGCATCGGGGATGCGATCGTAGCGATCAAGGATCTCCGGTTTGGTGATGCTAGAAAGGCTGCTCTTGCGGCTGGTGCTGCCATCACGAAGGGATTCAACGATGCCACGTCGGACATCGGGGGGCGCTTCCAGGACAACTTCGAGAACAACCTCTTCAACGGTCTGATACCTCGCCTCGAGGAACCGGCGGGTAAGACATTCACCGAGATCGGTGCCACGGCTGCAGCCGCATTCCAAGAGGCGGTCGGCACCAACGTCGTGACGAACTTCGTGCTGGGGCTGTTGGGCGGTGCTGAGGACCGTGCAGCCGAACGACTCGCGGCTGAGCAGGCCAAGGCCGCGGCCAAGGCCGAGCAGGAGCTCGCCGATTCGGTCGCCAAAACCGCCGAGGAGTTCGCCAAGCGCACCGCCTCTCTGAGGCTCGACAACCGTGTGCTCGCCGAGACGATCCGGTTCGGTGAGACGCGCGGCGAGCAGCTCCGCGAGATCTTCACGATCAACGCCGAGCTCGCCGAAAAAGGTCTGCCGCTGCTCGAGCCGGACCAGAAGACCAATCTGCGTGACCTGATCGCGCGAAAACAGCAGCTCCAGCGCTTCCAGCAGATCGCCGAAGACCTCGTGCCGCTGCAGGTCAAGCTCGCCCAGCGGGAGCGGGACCTGCGCGACTCGCGCGACGAGGGCTTCCTCTCCGCCGAGCAGCTCGCCGAGGGCCTGCGTAGGCTCCGGCTCGAGGCGGCCGAGGCCGGTACGTCCATTCGTGACGGCCTGACTACCGGCGTCGCCGAGGCGCTGGAGGATCTGCGCGACCTACAGGAGACCACGAGCGAGGTCGTGACGGGCGCGTTCGAGTCCATCCAGGGCGCCATCGCGAACACGATCCGCGCGACCGGCGAAGCCCTGTTCGAGTTCTTCGACGAGGGCAAGTTCCGCGCGGAAGACCTGGCCGATGCGATCAAGGGGTTCTTCTTCGACGCGACCCAGGCGATCCTGCGGCAGCTCGAGGATCTCCTCGCGCAGCAGGCGCTCCTGTCCGCGACCGAGTTCGTGAAGGGCTTCATCGGCGGCGGGGGCGAGGAGGAGAGTCCGGCCGGAGCCGTCGACGACGCGGCCATGCTCGCGCAGCGGGAGGCCGTGGCGGCCCAGGAGCAGCTCGCGGCCGCCACACTGGAGAAAGCGACCGCGACGCTCGGGACCGCGGTCCCCATCCTGCAGGGCGGGGCGACGATCCTGAACACCGGCTCGACCACCCTGGGCCGGACC